CTTTCAACACCCTAAACATACAACAAACAACAACACTTGTCAACACTTAATTGCGTTAAACCGCCCCACGCGCTCCAATCACCGATATTAACTAGATATTAAACGACCTAGATATCCCCATAGTTCCTGCCCTGTGTGTAACAGAGGCTATTCAGGCAATGGGTGATGACCATTGTGATCGAGCTGCAATGATTTTGACAGATGTTATCGGGCAACTTCACACTTTGTAATTCGTTGTAAGAAATTCCTTGAAATCGTAAAGCATGGTCTTTCTGTGGTGGATGATTTATTGGAAGATGAGTGTAATGCTGATGATGGGGAGTGTTTAAGCTGTGGCACGCGGAAGGTTAATGGGTTGTGTCCAGAACCGTTTTGCCCGAATCATAACAGCTAATAAAATAGGCCTTCGGGCCACAACGGAAGGGTGGGAGAGATGAAAATCAAGTTCGCGACAATGAACAACGCTCCATTACTGCGACTGTGCGAGATATATTGTGGCACGGTGCTTGAAACTGCGGAGGGAAATCAGGTTGCAATCTGCATGCGTGACGACACGATAGAGTTCAACGTGTTGAAGCATCACCCGTGCTGGTGGACGATTGATATGGCAACGGGGAATGTTGAACGCTTGGGTGTGAAGTGGCCTGCGAAAGAATCCGGGGGTGAGAAGTTTGTCACTGGCGAGAAGAGGGACGGCCCTGTTCCTTGTGAGGAAGCGCAGGTTGCCCCTGCAGAGTCTCTCGGTGCGGCGTCTCTATACGTTTGGAGACTTGGCGCAAGCGGAGTGTGGTATCTCAGCACAGCCTCTTGCACGGACATGGCTGGGTATGCTCTTATATGGCGTATTAGCGAAGTGGATGGAAAATACAGTCTCAGCGGTAGTGATGCAGGCTTGGCGCGGCTGCATGGTGATCATCCCTGTTTCCATAGTCTCCGTGACGCGAAAGACTATTGTGAGATGCGGGAATTTGATATTACTGTGAGGGATCGGACACCGGAAGAGAGGCCTCCGGGGGAAGAGGAAGGCCCGGTGGCAGCACGCTCAATGGGAACGGGAGAACTTCTGGCAAGGATGTCCCTCACGGCGGATTTGCGTGCGGAAGCTATGGCGGTGGCAATTGAATCCTTTGTTCTGAGCAACATTATCGATATTCGCGATAGGCGGTATTGTGAACACCTGATAGATGTGATCCGAACTGGCAAGGGCAGAATGATGATGGAGGCACAGTCTATTGCTGCCGCAGCGAAGAAAAAGGATGTGTCGTATGAGAAGATTGCGGCTATGGATGGTGCAATAAGGTGTTTGAGGGATAGTCTTGGGGCTTTGGTGCATACATCCCTAAAGTCAACGTGGGAGGATTTGCGTGTTCTGATTGCGCCTTGTTGATAGGGGACAAGATATATTTTCTTGGCTGCTTGATGTTGATGTGTTTTTGGGGCCTCACTTTGCCGAGTGGGGCCTTTTCTGTTTCATGTTTCTCTGCTTGAACAGGCAAAAGATGTTGTCAGAATTGGGTTTGTCCGGTAGTTTGTGAAAGCAACGTGTATTTCCGGTGTCCGTCCAAAGGGTTCGAGGGAGCCCACCCCCTCGGCCCTTTTTTTATGGCAGCAAAGAAACAAACAAAGAAGAAGACTACTCGCAAGAAGGCTCCCGCCAAGAAGCGAGTTGTGCGCAAGGCTGCGAAGAAGAAGGCGGCTCCCAAGACAGCTCGGAAGAAAGCCACGAAGAAGAAACCCCCAGCAAAGAAACCCACAAAGAAGAAGACAGCTCGGAAGAAAGAACCGCCAAAGGCCGCGCTCCCTGATGGCGTTATTGATGCTGTGGTTGAGTCTCTTCTTGGTAAGCCGATCGAGAAGCATGCGGGCGGCCGGCCGACATCGTATGATGAAGAATTGCTTCCCCGGATAGAAGAGCTTTATCGCACTGGCCTGACTGATATTCAAATGGCTGCGGTGCTTGGTGTGTGTCCTGCGACGATCTACAATTGGCGGCGTGATCATCCAGAGTTTTTAGAGGCCCAAACACTTGGAAAAGATATTGCGAATCAGAAAGTGCGTCGTGCGTTGTTTGAGAGAGCGTGCGGTTTTGTGCATCCTGAAGTGCATATTAGCACCCATGAGGGTTTTGTAACACAAACCGATATTCTGAAGCAATACCCGCCCGATACTTCGGCTGGATTCATCTGGTTGAAGAATCGTGGTTCAAAGGATCCTGAGACGAATGAGGAAGAGATGTGGAGCGATAAGCAGGAAGTTGAACATAGTGGGTCTGTTGAATCTAAGGTGATTTACTATCCCCAGAAGAAGCCGGAAGGTGCGCCAGTAGATGAGGCTGCATGAAATCACAACAATTATCCTCTTGGCAATGCTTATGAGTCACGCGACGGATACTACAACCTCACGGAAAAGGGTATGGTGAAGTGACGCGAAAGCTTGAAGAAAAGGACGTTGGACACGTTACTGAGTGGCGTGCGCAACCAGGTCCGCAAGAGGAAGCGTTGATGCGCTCCGAGAAGGAAATAGGGTTTGGTGGTGCTCGTTTTGGTGGGAAGACTGAGGCTGGGCAGGCGTGGATTGCAGAGCCGGAGTATATGTATAACCCTGAGTATCGTTCTCTTGTGATTCGGAAGGATTACGATGATTTGAGCGATTGGCTTTTTCGTGCGAAGATATTCTATTCAGGGCTTGCGGAGATAGTTGGGAATCCCCCTGTGGTGAAGTGGAAGAATGGTGGGATAACTCGTTGCGGGCATTGGAAAGACAAGAACACAATCAGCAAGTACATTGGGCATGAGTACCACAAAATGCTCTTTGAAGAGTTGAACCAGTCAATCCGCACTGAGGAAGAGTATACAATGCTGCTGGGCTCGGTTCGCTCCACGGTGTCGGGTTTGCGTGCGCAAATCATGTCAACGTTCAACCCTGGCGGCAAGGGCCATCACTGGATCAAGAAATATTTCGTGGACAAAGCGCGGAATAAAGCGTACAAGGATCCCAACACGGGATACACGCGGATATTCATTCCGTCGAAGTATACGGACAATCCTCTTGGTTGCAAGGCGGATCCCGAGTACGTGCAATTCCTGATGGGTTTGCAGGGTGCTCTTGGTCGTGCATGGCGTGAGGGAGATTTTGAGGCGTTTGAAGGTCAGTATTTTGCCAACTTCGGGAACCACATGAAGGAAGATCCTTTCATGTTGGAACCGGCGAAGCATGCAAAGCGGCTGTATGCGTCGTATGATTACGGTTTTGGTCTTCATGGGATATCTTCTTGTGGTTTCTGGATGCTGGATGATCATGGCGTGCCTCATCGGTGCTACACTCGGCGATATATCGGAATGAATGCAAGTGAACAGGCTGCGGATTTGTTCGACTACATGAGTTCCTTTCATTTGACTAGCGGGATGTTGCCGGTTGAGTTCGTGTATGATAATAACATGGACAATCTTGCGGGTATGAAGGCTGATGACTGGTCTGCGATCGATTACTTCAAACACGCCTTCCGAACCGCTCCGAATGGTTTGGTGTGGACGCCTGCGACCAAGGCGCGTGTGATTGGTTGGCAGGTGGTTCTTGATTACTTTGGTCGGGATGTGAATACGAAGCTTCCGAAGATGCGGTATTGGGACGGCTACAACGCTTCGTGGGAAGAGTCCTGGCCGATGATGACGCGGGATGACAACAACCCCGACGATTGCGAGAAGTGCGCGATAGATCATCCGTGCGACGAAACGCGATATATGCTGGTGAAGCTGCGGAGATTGCAGGCGAATCTTGAGGGTAGTCAAGCGACATTTGGTGGTGTGAGTGAACTTGCGCAAGACCCTAATACTATATTGCGACAAATGGAACTTTCTGGACGAATCGGCGTAACAGGGATTTAATGGGTCATGAAACTGTTTGAAGTTCCCATAGAGATTTTCGAAAAGAAGGCTCAGGATATTACCGGTGTGTCTGAGGGCGACACGAGAGTGTAAAGATTGTAATGCTGTATCGTGATTTCGTGGAACTTTGGAAACGTGTTCTACGTGGTGCTGCCGGGTTTGATTCAAACGGTCCGGTCCCTGCATCCAATGAAGCCGTGTGTCCTGACTGTCTTGGCGAATTGTTCTTAGATGGTGATTGCAAAAAGTGTCGAGTGTGTGGAAGGGTAGTCAACTGAGGGGGTTGAAAATGGCTGAACTATGGACACCGAACGGTATGGTTGAGGTTGGGAAGGCAAAGCCTGATGATCCCGCTTCCGATCGTCGCCACGTCAAAACGATGTTTGACCGTGATATAAAGAACCTGGAAGCGTATCATGAGTCTAGACACACTGAGAGCGTTCCCGATGATGTATCTGTTGTGATGTTCTCTGAAGAGTTCCTTCGTGAGATGGATAGTAAGGGAACGCGGTGGGCCGTGATGTCTGATTTGGGTTTCAATATGAAGTCTGATGCTGAAACGCCTCAGCATATTCCTGTGGATTTGTCAAAAGGGTACTCAACATACGATAAGACTTTGGTGACGGATGAGAATGGAGTTGAGGAGCCTGTGGGATACAAAATCGAAAGAGGACAAGGCACTGCGCACATTTTTATGCAAGGGGACAAACATGGTGAGGCTTAGGGGTTTGGTGCTGATGCTGCTGCTGATGCTTGCGGCGTCAAGTTTTGGTTATCGGCGTTCTGTGAATATGCGGAACACGGATATCATTTTTGAGGATTCAACGCGGGTTGATGGCACTGAGACGGTTGCCATGATGGCGTTTGGAATCGACCACGGCGCTGATTTTACGGTGCTGATTGAGGCTCGGGATGATAGTTCCGCGGGTTTCTCTGCTGATTCTGCCTCTGTGTCGATGAAGGTGTATCAAGTCTGGCCTGTGGCGGTTGAGGATGAATTCTATTTTGTGCGTCTTGAGTCGCGTGCTCACCCCGACAGCACAACTAGCCTGTTGAGTGGTGGACCGAGCTTCACACTCTTTGACTCACTGGATATTTTGGAGATGGATACAGCTTCCGGGTACTTCCGCGATTACGTTGGAAACACTGCGGGCAATCGTGATGAGGCCCGACACTACGGGGATTCCCTGGTAACTCTGGATACACTGAGCAATTTTGGTGCGATGGCTTATACCACGTTTGTTCCTGATGTCTCCCCTGCGCTTCAATTTGAGTTTACCGGTACTTCAGGGAACAAGGTTGAGGGTGTTGGGAGTATGTGGAAGGTTCGCGTGTATCAGCTGAAGAGGACTCCGTGAAGAGACGTTCATTTCTAGGTTTTCTCGGGATGGGTGTTGCTGCGGCTCCGTTGCTTGCTGGTGATGCACGGGAATCGGTGCGACACTTGCGCCCGAAAAGTGTGGAAGCGCGTGCGGCTGTGGAGAACAAGTCAGATGGCGGGAGTTTGTTTGGTGCCCCGCGTGATCTTGAGAGGTGGAACGTTCGGGGCTTCAATAATCGGAACCAATTACAGTTGCGCGGAAAAACAATGCCTCGGGCTGGCTCGGTGTTGCGGAATACCAAAGGGGACTCTATTCTGTTGGTGATTAGCATAACGAGGGATTGGGCGTCAGTGCATGAGATCGGTGGCACGCACCTTCCGGATATTTTTGAGGATCTGGTTTTGGTAGGATGGCAGGCAAGGGCATGACGCTTTGCCCCTGGTGCGGGATCCCGATGGTGCGTCTGCACCTTGAGGGTATTTATTGCATGATAGCGTGCGATGTGTGTGAAGGGCATGGACCACGGGTGAAGTGTGGCGGCGGCGGGCCGACAGCTCAGCATGAGAAGTGGGCACATGATTTGTGCAAGCGATGTGAACCAAAGATGGCAACCCTTTTTCTTGTGAAGGTGAAACGATTATGGCGAAGAATTCTACATGCGGGGCAGCTGTGAGCCCTAATGCCTCTCCCCCTGTGGTATACCTGCGGGATGAGCAGATTGAGAAGTACATGGGTGAAGGCTTTGATGATCTCAAGATGCACGATGTTGCCAGCAAGGTATTTCGGTGCAAGGTCGTCGGGCTGAGCAAGCGTGAAGAACCGGAATACGATGAGAAGAATTGCAAGCCTACGGGCAAGAGCAAGATTCATCGCAGTGTTGATTTGGAGATTCTTGAGACTGAGCCGAAGAAGAGTGAAACCGGTGCGGACAAGGCCCTGAAGAAACTCGGACAAAAAGCAGATTATTGATGTCAGAACAAGAACAAATATACGTTCACATGCAACCGCGCTTTGTGTTTGTTGGTCGTCTGGACCCTGAAGACTGGCTTGTGGGTCTTGAGTTGAGCGAAGAGGCTCAGAAGATGATAACAGACGGCGACCGGGAATTGATGGGGCGTTTGATCAGTACGGTTGTTCGTTCCCGTATGGCTGAAAAGAAAAAGGGATTGATAGTATTACCGGGCACTGGTTTGAGCTTGGCTATTCCCGGAACCAAAATCAACGGAGGAAAGAAGTGATGAATCGGCACTCGAATCGACTACAGGCGAAGCTTGCGAGCAAATCCGGTGGCGATGCTGCCGTTCTTTCACTGCATTATCACACTTACTAGGGCGAGCCCGCATGCCATTTGATCAATCAAACGATGCCCATCTGAAGCTTGCCTATGAGCTTGCGGAATCTCGCGCCAATCATTTTTGGAATTCCGAGACGTACAAGAACGCCTGTGCTCGGTATGAGATGTACCGCAATGCGTATTACCGGAAGCATGACACTGCAAACCCGGTGTGGAAGTCCAAGCTGTACTTTCCTGTCTTCTTCATGGCCTGCAAGGCGTTCGAGAGCGCTATAAAGCAAACGGTTCAGGATCCGATTGCGAATATCAACTATAAGACTCGAGCAAAAACGGATTTGGCCCTTGAAGAAAAAGAGAAGCTTCAGAACTATGATATCCAACATGATATGTATATCTCTGGCTTTGAGCGCACGTTGTTCAAGATGTATTGGTTCAATGAAGTGTTTGGAACGTCAGTGGGCCGTGAAACGATGGTTGGTGAACGGCGTGTGAAGAAGGAAAAATCCGTTATCTCAGACCGTTTCGGCGGGACACGGATCATTGAGAGTTCAAATATTGACATTTCTGAACATACTGATACTGATCTGATTCACCCGCTCAACTTTGCCCATGCGTTGAACCGCGGCGAATTCTATGAATCTCCGTGGGGCCTGGTGCGGTATGAATTGGATATTGCTGATTTGTATGGGCTGCTGGAACATCCTCTTGCGAATAAAGAGGGAATTCAGAAGGTGATTCGGAAGGTTGAGAGCACAGAGGTTGAAGGCTGGTCTAGCGGTCCCCAGACTTTCTATGTCGATTCAAACGATTACAAGAGCGGCAACCAGGACACTTTGATTGCGACCGAGTACAGTGGGAACCTTCAGTATAAGGGAAACCGTGATGATTCGGCGTTGTATTGGGGCGTCTATTCGAAGCAATACCATGAGTGGCTTCTAATTGGGCCTTCACCCTATCCCCGCCACCCATTTTGGAAGCAACGGTGCTACCCGGATCCAATGGGGCCGTATTCGGTTGGGCCAAACTCCCTACTGATTCCCGTGAACGTGATCAAGAATACGATGTTCAATCAGTACGTTGACTACACCAACGCCAACATGAAGTTCTTGTATCAGACGTTCTCACCCTGGATCCGCGGCGGGTGGAAGACTCTGATTGATGGGCAGCCTGGCGGGGTGGTTGAAGGTATCAGTGAACTAGCTATGAAAAACAGTGGGGGGAATCTCTTAACTCCCGTACAAAAGAATACTGGTGGGATACCGGGCATGGCGGATGTATTTGGTGCTGTGGAGAAGCTTGAGGTTGAAGCGAATGTTGCGAGTTCCCGGAAAAAGTCTGTGGACGGTGTGACGAACACGGCAACCGGAGAAATGCAGATTGCAGAGCAACAAGATGCCGCGGTGGAAAGTATCGTGCGTGACATGGATCATGGTTTGCTTGATGGAATCCATCAGAAGGTTGCCAATCGTCATTCGCTCGTGACGGAAGAGCAAGAGGCTTTCTTGGACAAACAGCCTGAAGGCGTCTCCCCCCATATCAGGTATTTCCCGTTTGAGCTTGGTGGAAGTGAATCAGATATTGAAGTGAATCGCAAGAGTCCGATGCAGGAAGCAAATAAAAACATGGCTTTCCTTACCAAAGTAGGGGAAGGCATGCAAATGATTGAGCGGAGCGGCGGAGTGCTGAGCCCTGAAGGGGTTACGAATCTCTACGACCGAATAGGCCGGGAGATAGGTATTGAGGGAATAGATGAGATTATTCAACGTCCCTCCCTTCCTCCACAAGTGAATACTGCGCAACCTGCTGCGCCTGTCCCGCCTGAAGGCCCTGAGCTTCCGCCACAACCTTCACCAAATGGAGGGGCGGCGAATGGCCTGGCCCTGGCAATCTGAGCCTGAGAAGGTGGTGGAGCGGGTGTATGTGCCCGTTCCCTCGTATGGCTCGCACAACGATTTGTGGGAGAATCCGACATACCTTGCTGAAGTGCGTTCGATATCTACAAGTCGGGTATGGGTTTCTGAGGTTACTGAGTTGATTCGTATGATGCGCGATATGGCGGATAACTGTGAAGCGCCTGAGAGGTTGGTTGGTGTGAATCTGTGCGTTGGGTTGGCAAAGCAATTGTTGATACTGTCTCCGCTCGCCGATGGTCATATCAAGAATGCGGCTGCCCGTGTGGAAGCTGAGCGGATTGCGAAGTTGGGCGTATGACAAAGGTACGGTGCCCAATGTGCAATAAGCGGTGGTTTGACATGGAAAACGGGAGTGTTCGGATAGAAATCCTGTGTGGAAAATGCGGTCATATTTTCGAGAAGGAAATAACTGTGCATGGTGAAGAAGTGAAAATGCACAGTCTTTTGAAGAAAAAGAAGTAGATTGTAAATATACGAGGGCTTCAAAGCCCCTCCGGTTACTGAGAGTCCATAGAGGCCGTTGCAAGTGTGAAAGCACTTTCAGCGGCTTTTTGTATTGAGACCCAAATGAAGGAGCAAGGTGATGGCAGACGAAGCGGCGGTTATTGACGGCGGAACCCCAGCAGGTACCGAAACAGCATCCCCGGAACCAACCGGACAAGGTGTTGAAGGTGCTGAAGGGTCCGGCGCGAGTTCTGACGGACAAGGTACGGTTACTCCCCCTGTAGAGGGACAAGAGAAAGCGGCCCCCGGCGAAACTGGCGAAGGTGAAACCGATAAGAAACCGCAGTGGGATCCAGAAACGTCCCGGTGGATGCAGTCGAAGGGATACGATGTTGCGGCATTTGATCCGTCGAATGAAGCCCATTCTAGTATGGTGGCTTCCCATCGAGAAGCGGAGCGTGGTTTAACACAGCGTCAACAGTCTGAGCGCACGAAGGAAGTTCTTGAGCGCGTGAAGACGGCACAACCAGCGGCCAAGGGTGGAGAAGAAGAACTTTCCCCCAGCCAGGTTGTAGATCGAGATTACGACGCGGTGAAAGAATTTGCGTTTAATCTTCTGGGTGTTGCTGACATGGCTGAGCTTCAGCGAGAGCACCCCGACACGGCGGCGCAACTACAGTCAGAGTATGACAAGGCGTGGAAGGATGGTATCAAGGCTGATTTGAAGTGGGAGAACAGTGAAGCTTCGGCCGCCACAAAGGCAGCTGAGGAACAACAGCGCTTCAGGGATGACTTTGACCAGGCGCGGCGTCAGTCTGAGAGTGTTGTTGCGGGGATCCGTGCGAAGAATCCGCAGTATGATCAGCACATGAAGGACAGCGGAGTTGACAAATTCCTGAGTCTGATGGAAGAGAAGTTTCAACTTTGGCCTGAACTGCTGAATGTGGATCCAAAGATTGCTGGATTTTTCAGTGATGCGGCGGAAGCAATCGAGTATCGCAAGTCTGAGCCGGAGCGTGCGGAGAAGTGGAAACAGGATTATGAGAAGGACAAGATGGAACTTGCGAAGGCAACCGGCCCCCGCCCTGCTGGTGGTGGTGGTTCGCCTCATCCGGCGTTTGTTGTTGGGGGTTCCTGGGACAAGACGTTGGAATCAGTAGCAACTAAAGTTAAGTAGTCGAGTCATTGACTGCGATCACGTTTTAGATAAGGGAGATTGAACATGGGAACCGAAAAAAACACCTCTAAAGGTGTCCAGACCGGCGGCACGGCTCATACTGAGTTGGGGCGCGATGTTTCGAATGTGATCTGGCATGAGACAGATTCGCGGAACACACCGATTATTTCGCTTCTTGGCGGAAAGCTGTTTCAGGATGGTAATGATGCCGAAACTGATGTGCCGGCGATCGTCCAGAAGGAAAAGGCAACTGAGTACAAATACGAAGTGCTCGAGAAGGATGCTTTGACCCGTTCATGGGTTGGTGGTGTTGCGGTTGCCTCAACCAGTGAAGAAACCATTCCCTTTGTCGCAACAAGCGGCATGCAAGCCGGAATGCTTCTTCGTAGTAAGACGAAGAATACCCCTGAAGTGGTGTTGGCAATCACCATCACATCGTCAACTTCCATCGAAGCAAAGCGGAACCTTGGCGCGACTGAGTACCAGGTTGCCGGCGGCGAAACATGGAAGTGTGTGGGTTTTGCTCAGAAAGACGGCGGATCCAAACGCGGTATCCGCACTGTCCTTGCTGCTGCTCGCACTCGCTACCTTCAGGTGCAGCGCAACACCTTCGGAATCACTCTTCAGCTGCAGAACAGTGATGAACTGACGAACGTCAAAGCATGGTCCGAAGAAATGAAGCTTGCTGCCCGTGAGCACAACCTTGACAAAGAGGGTACTTTCTGGTATGGGCCGAACGCCGATAGCACAACTGATTCTGCTTCAAACGTTGTGTATCTTGCCCGTGGAATCCTTCAGGAAATCCGCCAGTACAACGAGGGAAGCAATGTCATCGATCTGAATGGTTCGATGGACGAAGAGGCTTTCTTGGGCGATGTGATGGAACAGGTTTTCGCAACTGGTCCTTCAAAGAAGATGGGTTTGCTTGACGGTCGTTTCCTGTCGAAGATCATGGGTTTCGGTATTGGCAAACAGCAGTTGCAGCCGTCCATGAAGGAAACTCCCTACGGCCTGGCTATCGGTACACTCGTGAGTGTGCACGGGATCCTGAAGGTTGTGCATCAGGGCGTAACCAGCATTTTCAACTCTGCCGAAGAGCAGGGTTTTGGGACAGTCATTGATCCTGAACGGACGGTATACAAGCACCTGATGGACATGGATAACAGATATCAGGAAGGTATTGAAACTCCTGGTGATCTGGTCAATGAAGCTCAGTTCTATTCGGTGTGTGGCGCTTCCCTGCGGTCGCGTTCACATCACTTCATCATTGAGAATATCGGATAGCAGAGCGGTATTGCGGTTAGGAAAACCGGGGCCGTGCATGCGGCCCCATTAATTCACAAGAGTTCAGACTTTTTCAAGGAGTGATTAAAATGCGTAAGATTATTTTCCCGCTCGTCGCGGTTCTTATGCTGGTGATGGTGCAGCTTGCATCTGCCACGTCGGTATTTGAGTATTCGATGCAGGAAACTCCCCGGATGACTCCGTATGGTATCAAGGTCTATGATCTGCATACGCGGAATACTGGTGAATCGAAGGACACGATGTTGACAACTGATGTCAATTTGTACGGTCCTTTTGAGCTTTGTAATGATGGTGATCAGCTGCCCACGAAGTTTCAGGTGCAGTCTGATGCCACAACCGGGACAAATGAGGAAACAGCGGTTGAATATCAGTTGATTGCGGGTAAATCTCCCGCCGACACGGTTTCTGCGTGGACGGTCTGTGATACGATCAGTGACACGGCAAGTAATCAGGAAATCACGATTGCGGGCGCGGGTTCATCGATCATATTCAGGCTGGTGAATTTCAGTGCTGATGAAACGCAAATTCCGGGACGTGTGCGGATTATCATCCCGAGTGCATCGAGTGTTTACAGAGTGAAAAAGTAGTCTGATAGGGCTGCGTCATCAAGGGGCTGGGACTGCCAGCCCCTTATTCCTTCTTTCATAATTCAATCACTGAGCCAAGGAGTTCCCCTGTGGCAAAACAGACACCGAAACAAAAAGCGGCTGCGAAGGTAAAGCGCGATGCTGCGAAGGCTGCGAAGGCTGCGGCACAGAACCCGGCCGGGACAGACGCCAAAGCCCCTGTTGTTGAGGGAAATGAAACCAAATCACAGCAAGCGGACGGCCCGATGAGTGTTGACGGCGCGAATCCCCAGGACACGGCGAAGCTTCAGGCTGCGGCCGATGCTCCCCCTGCCGAACAGACTGTGGCCGACGCTCCCCCACCTGAAGAGCCAAAGGCCAAAAAGGGCTCCGGCCCTGCGAAGTTCGTGGGCAAGGGCTTTGTGATTTGCTCCATTGTCGAGAATGACAAAAAGGTGCGGATTCAGCTGCCGTTTGCGCTGAATAACGGAGTTGTGTTGATTTCAAACATGGCACGGGCAATACTCATTGAAGAGGCTGGCATAAAGAGGGTTTCATAATGTCGCTAACCCTTGCGCACTTCACGGAACGGATCGGCCGGGAACTGCGGTTGCTGGCTACTCCGACCGCTGCCCGTGCGGATCTGACGAAAGACGGCCTTACGGAATTGATGCTTGCGATTCGTGAGGATTGTCGCGTTTCTGCTGTTCTCGTGGTCAGTTCTGCAACTGACACGTATGATATTCCCTCCACGGTTGATGTCGTTGAAGCTGTTGAGGATGCCGATGGCGGTGCCGTTGTGTATTCGCTCAACCACCTGACGCGAGAAATGACCCTTCAAAACAGCGAATCGAGTAGTGCCGGCGTCAATTACACGGTGTATGGAACCCCGTTGGATGTCCGCACGAATGCAGAGGTGATCGTTGCTGCCCTCCCTGAGAGCTTTGAGCCCTCATTCTGGGCGTTTGTCGTTGCATCCTGTCATGCGCAGGCCGAAACGAGCGTGGCCGACACGAAGGAGCAACGGGCTCGTATGAAGGCGCATGAGTTGTTGATGTACCTGAATAGCTCTGCTGGCTACCGTGACCGGACTATTGCAATCAAGGATGCGCAAGGGAAGATTATTGGCGATGACAATGCGGCGGATGGTGTTGACGTTAGTTATGGCGAATTCGCCGAAACAGAGACATACGATCCAACATGAGTGTAATCAGCCGAAAATGGAGCGCTTTGATAGCCTTGAACGGTGGGGTGGATGAATACCATTCCCCTGGTGAGGTGAAGAACAAGCGTTTGCGTGGTGAAGGATTGACCCATAGCATTATGATTGAGAATAAGCGAATCAAGAAGCGGCCCGGCGCGGAGTTGTTCGGGCCGTATTTCTATGATAAGTGTTACGGATTCCATGAGTATGTTGATGGGGAAGGTGTGGCACATCTCTTTGTGAACACTCGGCAAGCCGTGAAGGATGTGAGTGAGTTTTCTTCAACGGATATCGATACGGGTTTGGCTGAAGAGGAATTGCACTTTCACACTCATCGCGGGCGCTGCTGGTACAATGGCGCGACAACACAACGGAAAATCACTCAAACAACGGCTTCCCGTGTTGGTGTCGTTGCTCCTGATACGGCTCCCACATTGGCGGATGGGGCGGCAACTGGTATCACTGGCAACTACGGCTTCAAATATTCGTTTGTGATCAAGGATGCTGATGGGAATGTTGAGTGGGAAAGCAACCTTTCAAGTGGTGCGAGTATCACGGTAACAGACAAAAAGGTCACTGTGACGCCTGCGGCAAGTGATGATTCTCGTGTGAATTATCGGCGTGTCTATCGAACAACTGCAAGCGGGAACGTTTATCAGGTTGATGGGGATATTGCGAACAACACTGCCGGCGCAACTTATACGAGTAGTCAAGCTGATGCCCTTCTTGGCAATATCGCGGAGAATACCCACACGGTCCCGGATCATGGGATTGTTTCTGAGGGCTGCAATGAGCGGATGTTTTGGCTGGTGAATGACAACGGGGTCGCCTATCTGGACCATTCGGAACAGGCACACACTGAAGGATATCAGGAATACAGCCCATCGACAAACCGGATACGCCTTCCCAGCGATGGGAAAGGTGTGGGAATGCGGCGGCTGTATAACCGTGAGACAGACCGAGAAGACTTGTGCGTATTTCAGGAAAGCGGCATTACCATTCTGCCAGGCGGTGAGCCTACTGTGAGTTTGTTCACGGTTTCAACAAAGGTCGGGCTGAAGCAACATGATACCATTTGGGAATACAATGGTGGATTGTATTTCATGAGCAACACGAAGATTGTGTATCAACTGAAGAGCGGTCGCCTTGTTGATGTCTCAAGCCGGAGTTTTCCGAAGTCTGCGAAGGCGCTGCAGAACACTCAGAGGTGCCGCGGTAGTGTGATATTCGATCATTATTATGCGATATCAACCCAGAGAAAGGTTGGTTCCCGGTACAATGATACCGTGTGGATAATCGACCTTCGGACCGTTAATGAAGTGCGTGAAGGTGAGGCCGATGCTGTTTGTTTTCCGTGGTATGTGCCGTATTCATACATGCTTCAGAGAGAGAACGGCGATGTGATGGCCTTTGACGAATCAAAACAACGCCTGGTGAAGCTGTCAATGGATCATGAGTATGACGAGTACGGAGATGGGCTATTCTGCGAGCCGTTGAAGGCGGTTCCGCTGAATGGTGAAATCTCAACGGCAACGGGTGTGACCAGTATTCAATTCGATCTCTACGCGGCGGAAACTGGTGGAACAACATTGTGGACGGAAACGAATGACGTGAACATTGCTGCGGATGGCGCGTTTGCGGTGGATCTGAATACGAGCGTTGCGGTTCCTCAGACGGTTATTGATGGGATGGCGGCGGGAACAAAATACTGGTTAGAGATGACATTTGGCGGGGTTACTCACACTCGGGCAAGTTTGCCTAAGCGCGCTTTCCTCACTGCGAAATCAACGGCGGTTTGAAGATGAAAAGAATGCTGATACTACTGGTGTTGGTTGGGGTTGTATTGTCCGCCGTCCCTGTCGTGAGGGTTGTTGATGTGTCGCACGACAAAATGGAACTGAACACGCAGATAGCGCCGAAGATTCAACGGATGAAGCAGATTGCTGACTTGCATCTTGATCAGTGGAACGCTTTGAGCTACCAGCAAAAGAAACAATTGATTGCTACTGAGAGGTATCCGCTGGTCAATCTCATGTGGTCAATCTACAAATATCGCCATAACAATTGGTTTGGAGAGGCGGTTGAACATGGGGACATTTAGAATATTGCTTTTGCTCCTTGCGTTTGCTGCAATTGCCGG